TCATGTCGGCATAGCTCAGACCTGCCTTGGTATCGCTCGCTACATTGATGCCCATAGGGGGCTTGCTTGGGGTCATGGAATGTCCTTCATGAGTGCCACGTATTATGCCCTCACATCGATGATGAGTCTACAACTGCAAAGTGTAGTCCGACTACACTGCATACGGATTTACTTTGCCTTGGGCTCGCTTGTTGTACTCGTCGGCATCATAGATGTCGTCCTCGTCCAGATCGTCCCTTGGTGGGGCGTCAATACTGATCCAACCGCCATCGCGCATGTATCGTAGTCCCTGTGAGATGCAGTCAACAAACTCGTCATGCACCGTCTCAGGGAAGCTACAGATCTGGCTGACCATACCTTCAGCCCAGTCCCTCACGTACCCCTTCTTGACGGTGCTCTCAGGCACCCACACGCGCCCTGCTTTGATGATGTTAGCCACGATGCTCAGGCGCTGGATCTTGTCCGCCCGACCGGGGTTATAGGCATGCACAGGCAAGTGCGCTCGTTGCAAGTCTTGTATAAGACTGATACCAGCGCTCTTGTCCTCCACGAGGATCAGATCCACCAGCTTCTTCTCGCGTCCCTCACCGTATACCGTCTCGTACTCGTCGATCACCTTAGGTCGTAGGTCAGGATACTGTAAGTGCTCTTGCCAGCAGTCCAGCACCATCACGCACATCCCACCGTCCATAGGCTTGAATGCACCCAGCGTAATGCACCCTGTGGGGTCGTTGTGCGTCTTGTCAGACGTCGCGCAGTCATAGGACTGGATGATGTACTCAAGCTTGGGAAACGGCTTGTGAGAAGGCCATAGCTTGAACCAGTCCCTCTTGACGATACCGCCTTCTTCAGGGTCAATGATCTCAGCATGGATCTCTTGGCGGCCTAGATTGGTTCCTTCATACTGGAGGATCTGCTTCTGGAACGATGGCGCCAGATTCTTCATGTTGCTGTATGTGCTGGCGCGTGTGATCACCACGTCGTCACCCTCACGGTCAATCAATTCCATCACCACCTCTTTGGGCTTGGGTGTGGTCGAGCATATGAGCTTAGTCCGCTGTCCCAGTCGTATGCCGAACTGGATCATGTCCCACGACTCTCTGAGGTACTCCCACGCCGCCAACTCGTCCAGCCAGCCACCGTGGAACTGTGGGCCTCGAAAGCGCTCTGGCTCCGAAGCAGGTATGCCCTTGATGAACGAGCCGTTGATCAGGTGGATCTCATGCAGACTGGAGTTGTACTTCGCTACCAACTGCGAAGGGATCACGGAGATCAATCCTGAGTCTCCCTCAAAGCATGTACCCTTCAAGTCACCGCTAGTAGGGGCTGAGACAAGCCATCGTGTATTGGGTTGCTCCCATGCCCATGATGCCAAGGTTTCGGCACTGGCGCGTGTTTTGCCCGCTCCACGACCCGCTAGCATCAGCCAGATATTCCACCAGTCTCCAGTCGGCTCGATTTGATGCTTGTGTGCTTGCTTGCCTAGCCAGTTCAACTGCCAATTGATCACCGCTTGCTCAGTGGGGTGCAAGCTCTCGAATTCCCTCTTGATGCTGGGATCGTCCAGCACCGCATCCAGTGCGCTCATTCTGCTTGACGCGATAGCTTGATTGACTTGAGTAGCTCACCGAACACGTTAACGTTGTGCTCCATCACCACTGGCTTGTCATCATCCCCAGTCAACTGCATTGAGCTTAGGTCTGGCAGTGACTTATTCAGCAGTATTTGGATCGCTTTGATCTTACTTGCTGACAATTCCTTTTCATCATCGCTAAGTGCATGATTTTCAAGAACTTTTATCAATTGACCCACTTGAATCTTCTTGCGTACGTCATCCTGATGGAGTTTACCCATTGGACGACCTACTGGTCTTTTCTCTGTTGCCATACTTATGTCCTTTCACGCAATTGTTTCAGCGCATGGACGTGAGTTTAACCTGAAGTTTGGTTCTTTGTGAAGTCTCTACCCGCTTTGTACCCTTTGTTGTATTCCAACATGAGTCTGTATTGGAATACGGTGCTTAGGTGCTCCATGAATTCAATTGCGCTCTCTTCGGCGTTTCCCTCAAATGATAGGTATGCGTCGGCGAAATCCATCACACCTATTTCATCGCCGTTCTTGTTGTAGAACGAGATCTTGCTGTCGTGCTTGGGCATCTTGGTGCCAGACTCTTTGCCTTGTGCGCTCATTCTGGGCTACTCCCCAATATCTTGTGCTCCGCCCATCGCTTATAGCTCTTCAGTTCTTTGTTCTCCAACTCCAAGCGATCTACCTTGCTCTGTAAACTCTTGAGACGGCTTCCTGCTTGCTCGATCCAGTCTCTGACCTCCACAGGCATGTCGAACGTCTGCTCGCGTTTTACAGGCTTCTTGGGTGGAGTTAACTCCACTTTCTTCTTTGGGGTGGCTTTCGCCACCACCTTCTTTGCTGTTGCCATCAGTGTCCCTTTGAGAGTTTGAATTGACGTTCACGGATTGCGTCGATCTCCGCCCACAACTTGATGTAGTAGGGATCGTCCGTGGACAAGTGATTGTTTAACTGCAGTGTAACGTGGCAGTCGTGCAATGCGCGGGAGCACATGTTGACGTCGTACTCCCTGAATTTGTTCACGCACACCTCGCGTAGTTGTCCGTAGTTCATGCTGTCACCCCTTTCAGGAAGTCGCGCACTGTTTCCATGTCCTTCTCGGACACTGTCCACTCTGGGACGCCACCGTGCAGGTTCAACCCGCTGTTCTTCGGGCCGTAGCCGTCTTCACCCAAGATTGTGCTCACGTAATAACGTGACACAAACTGACCAAACTCCGTGTGCGGGTAACGCACATCGTAGAACTCCACCAGCGGTTTGTCGCTGTCGTGAGTGAGGCAAAAATCGCGACCATACTTGTCGCCCTTGTTGACTACGCGAACGTTGAATTTTGAAACTGTAATCATGATGATTTCCTTTTAAATAAACCTGCTAAATTTGCAGTAATGTAATTCTAACACGGAATTAAAGGAGGGTGTCAACCCCCCTTTTTGTTTTACTTCCAAACTGAATATGGTTCGCCACCGCTGAGTGCAATATCGTAAGGGGAAACAATGGGAGTGAACTTACGAGTGTTGTTCTGGATGTTGACTGCGTTATCGTAAAAGTCTTCACGCAATGTGTCGAGGCGTTTACCACCAGATTCGACCAAGCTGAAGTCAGCTTCGACTGTCAACACGTTAGTTGGTGTGCGACGTGAGTAAGAGAATGTTGCCATTTTGATTTCCTTTTAATCCCTGCTAATTTTGCAGTAAATGAATTCTAACACCAAGTTACAGCATTATTTAACTAGGGATATACCCTAACACTCAATAACCCACCCAGCAAACTCTCCCATACGGAAGAATTGCTTGGCGTCCTCCCCTAGGATGGCTGGGTCGATGGGGATCTGTATCCCTGCCAAACTCATCTCTTTGGTCAGGACATCCTCAGGCTTCGCACCTTGCTGAAGCTTGAACTGCATCGTAAGGCGCTTCAGAACGGTCGAAAAGTACCCTTGGTGATCGTTAATCTTGTCCACCACTATGATGACCCCACCTTTGGTGCAATTCGCTCTCATGGAGTCTATAAGCGCTTTGCGGTATTCCACAGGGATAAACATCAATGTCAGGAATAGCACGTACACCTCACCCTTGTGCATGTCAGCGGTAATGATGTCCTCGTGGTGTACCCACACTGACGGGCGTCCCAAGAACTTTTTATTCAGCACGACGACCATGTCTTTGCTCTTTTCCACCGCGATAACGTCACCGTTGCGCTCCAGCACCATTGGCAGGATCTTGTCGATCAGATTGCCTGTAGACGCGCCTATGTCCACCACCGTGCCATGCTCTGGCAGATAGTTGCGAATGATGTATCGCACACTGTCGGTGACCATGTCGTACCACGGTAGCTGTTCGCGCACATGTGAGTCAAATGTCTCTGCGATTTCTTTTGTTTCAAATGTCCAAGATTTCATAACGGTAACCTCTTTGCAATTTCATAAATGACGTTGACTGTGACGGCGCGTCCGCACCGCTCGTATCGTTGTGAGTCTGGCACCAGTGATCCGTTGGCGTACCACTTTGTCCAGTCATCTGGGAGTGACTGCAGGCGCTCGCATTCCAATGGCGTTAACTGCCTTAAGCGCGATCCAACGAGCAGTCCGTGCCTGTCCTGCGCTGTCAATGTAAATGCAGGTTCATTGTGGTCTTTCATGCGACGACCACGCTGGCGCTTCTTCTCTTTGAACGGTGTCAGGACTGCCCGAACAGATCCATTTGATTCGGATTCGATTCTGGTTTCTCCACTTGCTCCGACTTCAGCTTGTCCAACCGATTCTCTAGCTCCTGCGTCAATGTAAAAGTTGTTAGTGTCTCCCTTGTAAAGTCTGTGACAGAGTGTTCCGATGGAGACACCACCTTGGCGCCGAATCCCCTGTTCAGCACCCTGTTCTTTTCCGTCTTGAAGACTATCTTCTGCATAGCTTCGTCCGACAGGAAATACTTGGGGTCGGGGGTATCCTCTAAGACTTCCGACAATAAAAACTCGTTCCCTATTCTGTGGGACTCCGAAATTCTTGCTGTTAAGACACTCCCATTGGACGTCATACCCCAGTTCATCCAGACTTGCGACGATAACTCCAAAGGTTCGTCCTCCGTCGTGATTGAGGAGTCCCTTAACGTTCTCAAGGAATAGATATGGGATTCGTTTACCAGCGGCAATGCGACAGATCTCAAAAAAGAGAGTACCGCGTGTATCCTCTGTCCCGAACCCTGTTCGTCGTCCAGCAATGCTGAAAGTTGCGCATGGAAATCCTCCAACGAGTAAGTCGGCGTCGGGGATTTCATCAACGTGAACTCCTCGTATGTCTCGTCCGTCGGGTTTGTGTTTAAAGTTGTGTTCATAAATGCTTGCCGCCTTTGGTACAAATTCGTTAGCCCATACGCACTCGTGACCCGCCTGCTCTAACCCCAGACGGAAGCCACCAATGCCTGCAAATAATTCAATGAATTTCATATCTCGTACACCGCGAGTCTTGCAGGGTTGTGCCACTCTGCGAACAGCCCCATACCAATCAGCGTATCGCGTAGCTCAGGCTTGATGCTGTCACCCCATATGTAGGCACCATCGTGATAGTTCACCCAGTTAGAAGATCCCTCGTCCTCCGCGCTGATGCTGAAGTTACCCTTGTCGTCGTG